TGTACCCGGTACTTTCTCCATGCCAGAAGAGAAGCTTTTTCTTTATTGGTTGCTTCGTCCAGATCCACTGCATCCTGTAACGGCGCGATTTTTTCAGACGCTATTTGCAGGAGTCTGTTTTTCGTTCCTTCAGCTTCACGAAGTCTGGCTGCGGCCTCCGCAGCTTCATCATTCATCCAGACCTGAGCCTTACTATCCCATTTTTTGTATCCACCACCTGGTGAAACTGATGTGACGTTTTCAGGTAGCGGACCAAGATCGGAGATATAAACCTGATTGCCGGTTGTTGTGTCGTAAACCGTCTCGCCGCGGTGATCCTCCTGCAGACTCCACGTTTGGGTTTCAGCGTCAAAAACAGCAATATGACTGGAGGGAATATCAGGAGGGGCTATATCAGTACAATTTGCCGGGCGACGCTGTCCGGGGGGGACCTGACCACATCCGGCCCCCATTGCAGGTAATGCAACAGATGTAATTTTCCGGTCTTCTCCGGCGCTTTTATTGTGCTGAAAAATTGCCAGTAACGCAGCCCGTGTTGCATTATAAACCGCGTCGGTGCCGTCAATAATCAGCGGAACGCGCATCGTCGGGGCGGGAACCAGCCACGGATGTTTACTGTTACCCGTTTCAATAACAAAGGCGGTGCCGACGGGCTGTTCCCCCAGGTATTCACGGATGATATTTTGCTGTACCCGTTCCTGTAATTGCGACCCGAAATATGCCGTAATAGCAGCATCCACACCGCCGTCCATAAGACCAAAGGTTTCCGCATTACCGTCTGCGTCCACAATAACGACGTGTCCGTGTGGACCGATATACATGGTGTGCTCGTGTCCTCCGATATAAACTGTATGCGCATGGTCGCCAGCGGCCTGTGTCCACGCACCACCTCCTAGCTGAAATGAAGTGTGATTGGAATCTCCCCAGTATGAATTGATATAACCGCCGAACTGGTTAGTATGATTGCCCGTGGTATTAACGCCCCTTTTCGGAGTCAAACCAGTTCTTACGCTCTTTTGGAGTCATTTTATTCGGGTCCTGATGTTCAGCAGCCTGGGAAACGGGCGTTTCCATCAGTACGCGGATCACATCCGTCAGGAGATACAGCTTGTTTTTTTCATTGCTTCCCAGTGCCAGGGGAACGCCCGAGAGGCGACTGACAACCGTCTGTCGATGTAACCCTGTAATAGCGGCAAGCTGACTGATATTGCATTTGAGGTTCTTCAGTTCGCCGTCCATTTTTACCTCTGGGGCTGTTTCTTAGCGCGCCCTCCCCCGGAAAAACAAAATATAATGAACAAAAAACATACAAACCATCATCTTTTAAAAATAAATTACATTAAAACAGAGAGTTACAACATGATGATGATGCATGAAAAATCAAAAATGCGCCAAATCCCGCGCCGCTGCCGCCCCGTGGCAGGCCGCCCCGCCGGGAGTACCTTTTTAAAATGCGAACAATTATCAACAACTACCACTTAATGATTATTTATTTCATTTTGCGATATTGATTATCATTTTCAATAACAACACACAGAGAACATAAATGAAAAATATCATCACTATTATCGTAGCCATTATTATCGTTTTTTATGCAGGTATGTGGTCGCAGAAATTCCTGATGGAAGATGAGTGCCTTGATTCAGGTGGTTCATACAATGAAAATGGAATTTGCAATATTGCAGGCAGTCATCAGGATGTTCCCCCTAAGTAAGCAGAATGCTTTTTAAATTCGTTACCCACCTCTACAGATAAGGAGGCGAATGGTCACTAAAAGTAAAATCCATTGCAGAAGAATTTCCGGAAAGTTGTTATTCCAGCACCCCGACAGGTTATTCAGACAGATTTCAGCTATATCAAAACTGAGTGAGTACTTATCAGTTTCATCTGGTGAAAAACCTGTTCTTATTCATCTGGTTCCATCTGATGATATGTAGTCACTTTTTTACAGCAATATTACAGGGGGAGTTTCAATGCCTCCTGTAATTATTTGACTCTCTCACCGAATCATATACTCGTTCACACGTCATTCCTGCCCGGTAGCGCTCGTCAGCGATTCCAGCATAATGTTTAGCTGCTTCTGCAATATCTCCGAGCATGTTGGCAAGCATTCTGGCGTCGGCGTTGGTTGTTTTGCTTCTGACGGCAGCGGCAAGATTTGCGGTGTGCTTTGCGGCGTCCAGGCGGGTGGCAAGTTTTTTTGCTTCGGTACGCAGCTGGCTAACAGTGGCAGACAGGCCAGCAGCAGTGGCAGCAGATTTAGCGGCTTGCGCTTGTGCATCTTTCACAGCCTCATCACGGGCAATAACGCGGCCCTGTTCAATAATACGGGCGGCGGTCTGGGCGTTGACTTCCTGAGAGGATTCAGCGCTGTCGCGATCTGCCCATTTTTTTTGCCAGCCCCTGTCACTCCAGACATTACCGGCGATAAACGCACCAGCCATCAGCAAAATAAACACCAGCTGCAACCAGTATCTTTTCAGAAGAGCAGATAACAGATTCATACCAGCACCGATTTTGCTTTCTCAAAGCGCTCCCGCCGATCACCGATGCCGTTCTACCCTCCGTTGATGATCTGCGTAACACGTACCAGGTCGCCGGAATATTTCAGACACCCTTTAGTCACAAAAAGCCACGCTGCGGATCGGGCGGCATGACGTTCTAGCTCAAGCTGTCCTGGATTCGCCACTAGATCCAGTTTCAGTGCAACGCCACATCTGGTGTAATTCTCCAGCCCGGTAATCCTGATCTTCGCCGAACGTGGTGCGAAAGCTTTCTTGCCGTTCATGGCGTTCGCGATCCGGACTGGTACGAATATGTGCCTGATAACACCCCAACAACCCATGAAGAAAATGCAGCAAGGCTTAGTCAGGCGGGCAAATGTCTGCGGGATATTGAGGCAGGGAGATTTCAGTGTGATGAAGAAAAACAGCAACCGACAGGCGAACTGGCAGATGAACCAGCAACGCCTGAAGCAGTGGAACAGGACACAACTGAACATCATCCGGACCCACAGCCGCTGGAGAATGAACCACCTGTAAGCCAGACAGAAGCAGGCTACCAGAAAATACGGGCAGAACTGCACGAAGCACGTAAAAACATTCCACCCAAAAACCCGGTTGATGTTGGTAAACAACTGGCAGCCGCGCGCGGTGAATATGTCGAAGGCATCAGCGACCCGGACGATCCGAAGTGGGTTCATAACAATTACAGCGCCTCAAATCAGGGTGAAAAAGAAGAAGTGGTGCCGGAGGGAAAACAACCAGCAGCAGAGCCGGAGGCTGTCACCAGAAACGCGGACGGGACTTTCGATGTATCAGCGCTATTCCTGCCCCCCTCAAACCAGACCGAAAAAACGGAAGCCAGAACAGAAAGAGATGGAGAAACGCCGAAAGAGAGCAACCAGCAGGAAACGGCTGGCGATACAGGACAGGAAATTACAACGGACGGTGGATCAGGTACAACTTCATAGCGCAAAACCACACGCCAGTGGCGCTTATTGAAAAACTAAAAGGAACGGACTCATTCACTGTGTCCGCATGGATTGATCGCTATGAGGTTTTATTACAGCGCCGGAATCTGTCGGTTAATACCTACAAGATTCGCAGTAATCAATTAGCGACCGTACGCGAAAAAATGGGAGAAATAATACTGGCAGAAGTAACAACCCGGCACATTGCCAAGTTTCTTGAGTCGTGGATAACCGAGGGAAAAAACACTATGGCGGGAGCAATGAGATCAGTTCTATCTGACATGTTCAGAGAGGCTATTGTCGAAGGGCATATTGTGAAAAACCCGGTGGAAGCAACCCGGATACCAGAGATTAAGGTGGCCAGGGAACGCCTGCAACTGGAAACGTATAACGCCACACGAGCGGCAGCAGAGCATATGCCTGCATGGTTCCCTCTCGCGATGGATTTAGCGCTCGTTACTGGTCAACGTAGGGAGGATATCGTAAATATGAAATTTAGTGATGTTTTTGACAACCGCTTATACGTCACTCAGATTAAAACCGGAATGAAAATAGCCATTCCCCTCTCCCTGACACTTCGGGCGACGGGATTACGTCTGGGAACGGTAATCGATCGCTGCCGACTTGTAAGCCGCACTGATTTCATGATCAGTGCCGGAATCAGGAAAAATAGCCCGACCGGGAATATTCATCCGGATGGATTGACAAAGACATTTGTAAAAGCAAGAAAAGCCTCCGGTGTTAACTTCAGCAATAATCCACCGACATTTCACGAGATCCGAAGTCTGGCCGGGCGGCTGTACAAAAACGAGCACGGCGAGGTGTTCGCCCAAAAACTCCTGGGCCACACATCAGAGAACACCACGAAACTCTATCTCGATGAACGCGATAATAAAGCTTACGTGATGCTCTGATTTTGTTGTAAAAGAAATGTTAAACTGGATTTGGATGTGATATAACCAAAAAGACCGGAATACAGAAATTCGAGGAAATTTCGAGGAATTTCGAGGGGAAACACATAACCCATTGATTTATAATCTAAATAAAAAGAGACCGAATACGATTCCTATTCTCGCCAAAAACAAAAATTCCATTTTAAATTCATAGAGTTAAACAAAAAAACCACTCTTTTATCGTCTGAAATACGTTCCGTTGCGTTCTAATAGATTCAATTAGTTATCACTTTTTCCGTTTTAATTCGGGCAGATTTCGGGCAAGTTTTCCTCTCATTGTTAGCTCTCCTGATTGCATGAGTAATAACATTTTACTAACGAATAACGATTTCTTTATTAACCAACTATGGGATTTTTACAAGTTCACCAGATGCCACATCCCATACTCGACATTTTTAGTTAGCACGCTAATCTATAATCTGAAACAATGTTAAACACTTGCTGCTTGTGACATAAAAAACAGGCTTTAAGCGAAAAAAGCGAGAGTCTGCTGTTACATATAACAATGATTCAGATAGCTATCATTATACCGGGACACCGCAAGAAGCCACTTTATTGCTTGTATTCTATTGAGTTTTCCGCTACTCCCTCGAACTAACCACCGTCATCCTACCGCCAAGTAGTGAGGCCTACTGCAAACCAGCTAGTTCATTGAGCACATCGCTGCGGCCATCATCTGTGTAAAAGTCGAAAGGTTCGCATACCCCAATAAATACATAGCAAGAATATTAATAGCTGACGAAGTTGTGAGCTAGTTCATGTTTTTTATCTGTTACGTATGAAATAAGAATTATCTGTATTGTTAATGCAAAGTGTCAGGCATAGTCGCCTCGTTGAGTAAAAACTCAACAAGATTTACGGAGTTACAATGATCGATAAATTAGTGCTTACGGTTACACCAATTTTCTCCATACCACCGCGTGGTGCAGCCGCAGTAGAGACATGGATGTACCAAGTTGCACAGCGAACAAAAATACAAAACAGAATCGCTTGTATTAAGAATGAAGGTTATAGCGATTTTTTAAAGGTCAATGACCATTGTTCTGTTCATCGCATAGGTTTCAGCAGACTCTATAAGCGCCTCTTTCAGAAGTGGACTCGTCTGGACCCGCTCCCTTACTCACAGCGCATTCTGAATATTGCAAAAGACTTTAACGTTACCGATGATAGTGTAATCATCGTGCATAACAGCATAAAGCTGTACCGCCAGATCCGCAAAAGAGCCCCAAAGGCAAAAATGGTTATGCATATGCACAATGCTTTCGAACCTGATGGGCTAGATCAAAACGTTAAAATGATCGTCCCAAGCATGTTTTTGAAGAAGCATTATCAGGTGTACCTGCCGGATGCTGATATCGCTATCGTCCCTAATGGTATTGACCTGGAGGCCTATCAGAAAAAGGCTGTACCGCTGCAAAAGTCTGACCTGGGAATAACTCCGGAGAAAAAAACGATTTTCTTTGCTGGCCGTATATCACCGGATAAGGGAGTGACTTTGCTTTTACAGGCGTTCGAACAACTCCTCAAGGAACGCAACGATATAGAGTTAGTTGTCGTTGGTGACTATATGAGTAAAAGTAAAGGTGAAAAAGCAACTTATCAGCGTGAGGTGCGGGAATTAGCAGAACGGCTAAAACCACATTGTCATATGGTCGGAGGTGTAACGCCAGAAGAGATATACAACTACTATTCATTAGCAGATCTGGTTGTTATTCCCTCTCAGTTCCAGGAACCGTTCTGCATGGTTGCAATTGAAGCGATGGGAGCAGGAAAACCTGTACTGGTCAGCACACGCGGCGGGATGACTGAGTTCGTAAAAGAGGGGGATACCGGCTTCCATTTGCAGGAGCTAATGACCCCGGAGACTATTGCCAGGGACATTAATAAAGCGCTGGCATCCCCCGATTTAAACGATGTTGCCTTACGTGGACAACGTTGTGTGGAAGAGAAATTTCCGTGGGAAAAAGTAACCCAGCGGTTTGAGAAAGTGGTTAATAACTGGTTTAAATAATTAATGTGTATTAGCTCAAATGTGAGTTGACATATCTATGGCACAGAGCCAAACCTAATCTGACTGTCCGCCCTGTGCCAGAGGCGGACATGTTTAACAACGGAACGCGTTCAGCATAGTTAGTGGATTTGCACGGGGAGATTAGGTTTTGAGAAACCTAATCTAATTGTAAAGCTTGTTAATATAAAAACAAGAAATTAAACTAACAGTCAAATAAACACGCTCAAACACGCCCCTGCTTAATTGAAAAGGATTATTAGTTATGATTGACTCACTTATTAGAAACTTACAGAGTGACATTGCACTACTTCAGCTTTATATCGCGCAACGCAAGCAGGCGGGATTTCATGACATGGAAAGAATGATTGAGTCATTGACCATCTTCATGTTTCGTGCACTGAAAATGGGTGAGCTGGAAAACATGAATCAAATTAAAGTCAACTTTCCCGCCATTGATTTAGCTGACAATCAAAACATGGTAGCGGTTCAAGTTACTACGAATGCAAGCCCGGCAAAAATCAAAAAAACCATCACAGCCTTTGAAAAGACAAATGAATTAGGAGTGAGTCTCAAAGATAAATACTCTGTGTTATATATTTTTGGTTTTTGTAAAAGCTCAAAATACTCAGTTCCAAGTTATTGTAAAATAATCGATCCCGGCTATTTCGTAAATGAACTTTGCGATAAAGCAGATGAAGATATGATCCTTGATATGCTTGATGCCATTCATCGCCATCAGGATTATACGTCATTACACCCATGGAATGATAAAGATTCACTCGAAATAATACTCAATATCATTAATCGCAATGCAATTAAACACCGGATGAATTGCGAAGGCAGCATATTTGATATGCTTACCGGTTTAAAGGAAATTAATGAAGTAATTACAAAAGGAACAATCCAACGTAAGCAACGTTCAAAATCGATATCTGACTTCAATGATCAAAGCATGGTTAAATTCCTGAGAGATGTAATGGGTGATCTGTCTGTTATTCAAGCTATAGTGAATAAATCAAAAATTAACCAAGGTGATATGGTTTGTATCAGCTATGAAGATATGATTACTATTGATAAATTAAAAGCTAAAATAGCAAACGATTCATCAGAGATTGCAAGTCTAAATAATATTGACATTACACTAAATATTGTTGATTTATAAGTAGTGACTTAGTAATTACAGATAATGATTTGCAGGCTTCATTGAATAATATTTATTTGGAGCCTCTTTATTGTTTATCGACTTTTGCTCTTCGCTCTTAGCAATCCTATTGAAGAAGGCATCTAAGTAAAAGAAGCTGTTAACATAAGTGAGTATCACTACTCAGAACTCAGAACTCAGAACTCAGAACTCAGAATAAAAAAACTCGGGAAAAATTCGTACTGAACTACGTCAAAGCTTAGACTAAACTCTGTAAATATGCAATAACTGAGGGGCAGTTCATGTTGACTCGCCCCCAGCAAACTAATAAGTAAAAAGTAAATAGCACCTCCTAAGAATTTTTTGAAATATATTAAATATGCTTATTTTTTACCAACAACCACATATGAACTGCCTGCTTTGCTCCATGACTTTATTATTGCTAATTTGTTATCTAAGCAAATTTCACTTACAGTATTCTCATCCAGCAAACCATAATAGGAAGCATTGCGTGAGTTTTGGTATATATACCCATGCAAATGCTTAATACCACTCTCATACTTCTTGAAATAAGAGCTTTTGTATTGGTTGACAATCATTGCTTCACCATCACTCTTTAATAATTCTCTAATCGCACTAATGATCTTGTAAATTGTGGATTTACATGGAATTGCGGAAAGCACGTTTGCGCAAAGTATGAAATCATAAAGACTCGTTATTTTATCTATACTTTCAAAAGGAACAACATTAGCATTTTTATAGTTATTAGCCACATATTCTGGAATTGTGGTTTGTACACCTCTGATAATTTGCACTCTTTCTAGCTGTTTTCTGGAATCTAAAAATGTCACAGCTTCAAATTTATTTACTAATTGTTCTGAATATCTAAGCTTTCCACATCCAAAATCAAGGGCTCTACCATTTTTAATAGAGTTTTTAATATGGTCGCAGAGATAGCTAGATGGCATGGTATGCGGTTTGGCTGCATTTTCTGAACGTATAGTTATTCCATTTATCTTGTAATTCAAAACTAACTCCATTTAAAAAATGTTATTATTATTAAAGAATTCCTTTATTTTATCATCAGGTATCTGCCTTACTTGACTTTCAGTTCTTGGCTTAACAGATGCTATAAAAATAAGAAAATTGAAGGCGATAAGGGAAATAACCCACAACCAAAGGTTATTTAAAGAACCAGTAACAGAGAATAGATTAGTTAATTTAGCTAAACTTATTAGTAAAACAGTAATAAATGCAATTACTGTATGTTCAAAGAAAACCCAAAAATAATAAACTTTGTTCCAGAAAAGCTCAACGTAATGTTTATCTTTTAACTCTTTAATCTCTGGGTAATACAGTTTACTCATTACCTTGTAAGATTCATCATTAGTTAGCTTTCTCGTAACGCCTGCGATTTTCGCTAATGGTTTAATAATTAAGTAATTATCCCATACTTTTCTTATCCCAATAATTTTTGCCACATTATTATGTAGATCTAAAGCTCCGCTAATCACGGACCAAAAAATTGAAAATGCAATTGGCAATATACCGAATGTTAATATCCACTTAATAAATTCTTCGTAGTCTTTAATGGGGGGGATGTACTTAGCATTAATGCCAACTAATGGCATGTAGCCATAAATAACTAATGATAGATAAAATATAAATGTAGTAATAAAAGTTGCCTTATGGAGCATAGGCAACATTTCATTATAACTCTTTGGTGGTTCTAACATTTCACTCTCCAAGCATTCAAAAAGCGCTAATTTTATATAATCACACAACTCAACTAACGCATTTAAAGCTTAATTGCCACTAGTTCCTTAAGTTAACACTGCAATTTTATCTAAATCTTTTTGATTGATCTAGTCCTCAAAGAATCCTACTGTGCAAATATCTATTCTGACTGCATCCACTTTTATGGATGTCGCATCTACACTAGCACCTGTAATGATTTAAGCAACCAAAATCCACCATCAGCACTGACGCTTCGATGTCCGTTCATCGCTTAAAGCAGACTGTCAGATTTGATTTCGTTCTGGCTACGCAAACTGTCAGTTGGAGTCTGAGCTAGTACAATTAATGTGCCACTTGTTAGAAATCAGTAACACTATTTTATCAGGCTGGCTGCGCTGGCCAGTCAGGATTTGAGGTATCCACCCGGTTTACCAGCACCCTGTATTTTTTCCATTCGTCGAGCTGCGCTTTCTCATCATCTGTTGCGATATCAAGATCAACAGCATCCTGTAACGGCGCGATTTTTTCAGATGCTATTTGCAGGAGCCTGTTTTTGGTTTCTTCCGCCTGACGAAGCTGCGCTGCTTTTTCAGCCACTTCGTCTTTTACCCAGGCCTTAGCCTTACCATCCCATTTCTGGTATTCACCACCTGGTGAAACTGATGTGACATTTTCGGGCAACGGACCAGGAGCGGAGATATAAACCTGATTGCCGGTTGTTGTGTCGTAAACCATCTCGCCGCGGTGATCCTCATGCAAACTCCATGTCTGGGTTTCAGCGTCAAATATAGCAATATGACTGGCGGGAATATCAGGAGGGGCGATATCAGTACAGTTTGCCGGTAGTCCTGTGTGCGGCGGAATATACGCATCACCTGCCCCAATAAATTCGTTAGTATCTGAACGCAGATTGAAAATTTTAATTGTCTGCGCCTGTTCGCTCATTTTAAAAGTCATTATGCCAGCCTCACTATGTAGTTAAATGCAATATTTTTAACCGTGGTTTCCGCATTACCGTCTGCGTCCACAATAACGACGTGACCGTGTGGACCGATATACATGGTGTGCTCGTGTCCTCCGATATAAACTGTATGCGCATGGTCGCCAGCGGCCTGTGTCCA